GATTTGCGACATCAGAAACCTCCTTTGAATAATTTGATTTTATTCAAAGGAGGTTTCTGATGTCGCAAATCAGTCTAAACAAGCGAAAGCTATTTACAACATCAGCAGAAGAAGTGACAGCAGAATTGGTGTCAGAAGCAGTGGAGCTTCATCAATCAAGATTGCTTAGAGGGTACATTGAGAATGAAAATATGTACATGTCAAAGCATGATATTTTGAAAGCACCTAAAAAGGACAGCTGGAAGCCAGACAATAGGCTTGTCATTAACTATGCCAAGTACATTGTTGACACATTCAGTGGCTACCAAATCGGTATCCCGGTCAAAATCACGCATGATGACGATACTACAAGCAAATTCATTGATGATTTCCGCAAATTGAATGACATGGAAGACAATGAGTTTGAGCTAGCAAAGATTGCAGATATTTTTGGCCATGCTTTCCTATATGTCTATCAGGACGAGGAAGGAAATACCAGAACAACCTACAACAGTCCAGTCAACATGTTCATTGTTCATGATAACAGTATTCAAGAAAAGCCACTATTTGCGGTCAGATATGCCTTCAATGATGGAGAAGTCAATGGATATGGTCAGGTTATCACGTCTGCTGAAGTCATTGAAACAACGTTCCAGCTAGGAGGAAGTGTGACATTCCATGAACGCACTCCCCACATTTACGGCAAATTGCCAGTTGTAGAAATGATTGAAAATGAAGAGCGTCAAGGTATCTTTGATAGTGTCAAAACGCTCATCAACGCTCTGAACAAGGCTGCTAGCGAGAAAGCCAATGACGTTGACTACTTTGCTGACGCTTACTTGAAGATTGTAGGTGTAGAGCTTAAAGATGGCATGGCTGACCAAATCAGAGAAAACCGCATTTTCAACTTGTGGAAAAATGGTGATGGCGCATTGCCTGAGGTCGGTTTCCTTGAGAAGCCGAATTCAGACACTACCCAAGAAAATCTGATCGCATTGCTCAAAGAGTCTATCTTTGCAGTTTCTATGGTTGCCAATCTGTCTGAGGAAGACTTTGGAAATGCTTCAGGGACTGCCCTAGCTTTCAAACTGCAAGCCATGGACAATCTGGCCAAGATGAAAGACCGTAAAATGCAGTCCGCATTCAATCGATTGTATGAGATTGTTTTCAACGTGCCAATGGCAAAAGTGCCAAGTGATGGTTGGACTGGTATCAAGTACAATTTCACACGCAATGTGCCAAGGAATATCCTTGAAGAGTCTAGCATTGTTGCAAATCTAGCTGGACAAGTTTCAAACACAACCAAGCTTTCTGTTCTGTCTATTGTGGATAACCCAAAAAATGAGCTGGCTAAGATGGCTGAAGAGGAAGAAAGCTCAAGCCTGCTTTCCAAGAAACTTGAAAAGAACAAGCGAATGACTGACAAGGATCTTGCAGATGACGGTCAGGAAGTGATTGAAGATGGTCAATGATTACTGGAAGAAGCGGATAGAAGCTGAACAGCTGGCTAAGATGGACCGTGGGGCTACTCTCAATGAAGAAATTGATAGAATGTACAACTATCACTTTTCAGAGATTGAGAAGGAAATAAGAGCCTTTTCTGAACGCTATGCCAGCAAGAACAATCTACCACTGTCTGAGGTCAAAGCAAGAGTTGATGAAATGGATGTCAAAGCCTTTGAAGAACGTGCCAAGCGGTATGTTGCCGAGAAGGACTTTTCAGCCAGAGCAAACTCAGAATTGGCTCTCTACAACCTGAAAATGAAGATGAACCGTCTGGAATTACTCCAGTATCAGCTTGATTTGGAAATGGTCGCCATGAGCAATGCAGAACATAAGCTGACAGAGCGGTTTCTGAATGATGAGTACATCAACACACTGAAATCACAATCAGGTTTGCTTGGTCGCTCAGTACTTTCATCCAGTCAGATTGAGAATGTGGCTCAGACAGTCCTGAACACTCCATTTAAGGGGGCTGTTTGGTCTGATAGGGTCTGGGAAAGACAAGACGCTTTGAGGGGCATTGTAGCACAAATGACAGAAGATTATTTGCTAAAAGGTCAGAACCCAACCATAATGATTGGCAAAATCAGAAAGGAATTTGGAGTTTCAGCCAGTGAAGCAAAGAGATTGGCAGTCACAGAAGGTGCTAGGGTCGCAACTGAAGCAGAAAAGCAGTCTTATAAGTCCAATGGCTATGATGAATATGAGTTCATTTCAGAGCCTGGAGCTTGTGACAGATGTAGGCCTTTAAATGGCAAAATCTTCAAAGTGAAAGACATGCAACCAGGTCTTAATGCTGCACCAATGCATCCACATTGCCATTGCTCAACTGCTGCACACTTCTCAATGTCTGAAGACGAATATGAAAGACTTATAAGAGAGTCATGGCACTCACGCTATCCAGATATGGATAACATCACAAATCAGGTCATTGACAGATGATTAGGAGGAAAACATGAACAAACGTATCAAAAAGAAACGTGCTATCTTATTGTGTATTCAAGGTTTAATTACAGTCAACAATAAGCTTATTGATAAGATTGAACATCAACAAAAGCAGATTGAGGAGTTGAAACATATTAACTCACGCAATGCTCAGGCTACTAATTCAAGGTTTGATTATCTTGAGAAGAAAGTAGCTGACAAGGTATCTAAAAAATCTTGGGTTAGTCGCAAGTAAGGAGGCGGTCACTCATCTTGACTGGTAGGAATAGACTACTCAAAATCACTTGAAAATACTCAAAACTGGTTTGAAATGACCGGTTTTCTTTTTGTCCGAACTTTGAAGACACTAAAAGCCAAGGTCAATCAGTCCACTCAGGACTTAAAAGGGAGGTAGCCAATCATGGCAGAAGAAATCAAAAAAGATGAAGTAGTTGAAGAAGGAACTGAGCAGGCTAGCACTCAGGAACAAGCAGAAACTACTGAAAAAACATTCACACAGGAAGAGCTTGACGCTATCATCCAGAAGGAAAAAGGCAAAGCCAAACGTGCTGCTGAAAGGGAATACCAAGCCAAGATGGATGAAGCTGAAAAGTTGCGTAAGATGAACGCTGAACAGAAGGCTGAGTATGAAGCTAAGAAACAGGCTGACTACATTGCTGAACTTGAAGCCAAAATCAACCGCAGCGGTCTTGAGAAAGAAGCGTCCAAAATGCTTTCTGAAGCTGGAATTGTAGCAACTGATGACATCCTTGCATTCGTAGTCAAAGATGACGCTGAAAGCACACAGGAAACCATCAATAGTTTTACATCCCTTGTGAATGACCTTGCTGACAAGAAAGTCAGTGAAATGCTCAAAGGTAAGACACCAAAGAAAGTTGAGCAATCAACAGCTGGAGGTGTTACCAAAGAGCAATTTGCCCGCATGGGTTACAAGAGCCGTAATGACCTGCTTCAGAGTGACCCAGAACTCTATGCACAATTAGTGAAAGGATAAAACAAAATGACTCAAACAAAAATCGCACAAATGATCAATCCTGAAGTAATGGCTGACATGGCTTCAGCTAAACTTCCAAAACTCATCAAATTCACACCACTTGCTTATGTCGAACGTGAGCTTGTAGGTCAACCAGGTAACACTCTGACAGTTCCACGTTGGGAATATTCAGGGGACGCAAAAGACATTGCTGAAGGTGTAGCAATCGAACCAGACCAACTCGCTACAGCTAAGACAACCATGACCATCAAAAAGGCTGGTAAAGGTATCGAATTGACAGATGAAGCTGTTCTTTCTGGACTTGGTGACCCAATTGGTCAAGCGACTCACCAAATCGCACTTGCTATCGCAAACAAAGTTGACAATGACATTGTTGCGGAAGCCGAAAAAGCTACTCAATTTGTCGCAGAAGCGCCAACCACAGGTGCTGCTCTTGATAAAGCACTTGCAGTCTTTACAGATGAAGAAGATGCACTCTATGTGGCTGTTATCAACCCAGCTGACGCAATTGATTTGCGTACTAACACTGTCAAAGAATGGATTTCAGGAACTGAAATTGGTGCAAATACAGTTGTATCTGGCACATTTGGTGGTGTCTCGTATACACATCTGACGCTGCCGAGGAACCTAG